ACTCATTATGTAATACAGATTGTTTAGCTGTATCTCCAAATTTAGGAGGTGTTACACCACCTAAACTTAAATTTGTTGAATTTAAACTATCTTTTAAAGCCATGGTTTGTTAAGTTTTAGGTTTTATTATAAATATTAAATATTATTGGATGTTATAGTTACTTGTATTAAGACCATTACCTAATTCATCTGAATTATTCCTTCCAATTTGTTCTGCTACAATTTTCCCATCCATAGTAATTGTAGATTTTACTTCAATAGGTCGGGTTTTAAGATCTGATCTTAAAGCTTTAATTTCAGCTATAAGTTCAGAATTATTTAAATTTATATTTTGGGGTTTTATTTCTGAGGAAGGATTTATACTATTTTTAGAATCCATATAGGAAGCTAAACCTGGGGCAGCCATAACATCATCATTATCACTTAATTCAAATAATCCTCCTTCTTTAGTTGAGATAGTAGTTTTACCTTGGGCAGGAGATATTAAATCACCTGCACTTGTTGCTACAGACACAGCAGTTGCTACACCAGCTCCTAATGCCGCAATCCCCGCTATACTTGCTGCAATTCCTAATGGTCCAAATTTAGCATTTCCTGTAAATATTGCAGCAACTGCTTGTATCATAGCCTTAACTGCCAGGAATGCTGAAATTGTTTTCATTGCAACTAATAAACCTAATACTGCTCCAAGTGCTCCCGGCATCTCTGCAAAAAATCCTACTATACCTGCTACCATATCAAATACAGGCATTAAAGCAGTTGCAACTAATGTAAAATTTTCTTGTAATTTTTCCACAGTTTGGTTAAACTGAGTAGCCATTCCTGCTTGATCTCTTAAAGTATCTAATCCTTCATCTTGTAATATTCTTTGGGCTTCAGCTAAACCTTTTTGTTCAATTAAAGCATTAAGATTTCTTTCTTCTTCTTTAGCTTTATCACCTGTTAACCCCACTAATTGATCTTGAATAAATAAAGATTTTGCTAATTCTTCTCTATTCAACCCTACAGATTTAGCTATTGCTTCTTGTTGAATCCTATTTAATTCTCCAAATTCGGCAGCACTCCCTACTTGTTCTGCTATTTCTTTAGCAACTCCTGCAATATCATTTTCTAATGCAAATTGTCTTGCTTTTTCTAAATTAATATTTCTACCTAATAATAATTCAGCTTCTAGTTCAGCTTCAATAGAAGATTCAAATTGCAATAGTGAATTTGATATTTGTTCTACTTGACTTAATTCAAAACCTAAAGATTTTGCTGTAGCTACAGCATCCGCTATTAATTTAGGATTCTTACCTAATGATAAAGTAGTAGCAGCAGATACATCTTTAATACCCTTTAATACTTCTTTTTCATTTAATGAAACACCCAACCTATTAGAAGATATTTTAGCTTGCATTAATATTTCACTTGTAACCCCTTCTAATTCTTTATTAGTGCCTATAGTAAGTTTATATACTCCTAATAATTCTTCATTTGTTAACCCTGCAACTGTTCTTAATTCGGTAAAAAGGGCTACATTTTCATTATTTAATTTTACACTAGTTCCTAATGCAGAATTAATTGCTAAATTAGTTTCTAATAAACCTTTTGAGGTAACAAATAAGTTACCATTAATAATTGAGGCTTGAGATAATTCTTGTCTAAAAGCATTTGCTTCTTGGTAACTTAAATTTAAATTTCTAGCAGTTTCTTCGGTTGATTTATCTACTTCTTTTATAGTTTTAATTAAAAATGCAACAGCAGATCCTATAAGGGTAAAAGGATCTAACATTTTAGTAACTATATTTTTACCCACTTTACCAACAAGACTATTCATTAAACTAAATTTACCAGGTACTTTTCCGGTTTCTTCAGTTATATTTCTAGCTTCATCAGTAACTTCAGATAAAGCACTAGCTGCAAAACTTCCTATTCCTGGGATTTGTCCTAGAGCTTTTGTTATATCTCCAGCTACTCCTAAATTTTTTTGGATTTGTTCCTCTAGTTTTAATTCCTCTTTTCTTTTTTGATTTTGTTTTTCTAATTCTTTAGTATTAAGAATATTAAAAGCATATTGCTGTTGGATATTGTTTAAAGATTTACCTTCATTTTCTACAACAGCTTCTGCTTGAGATAATCTTCCTTTTAATCCTGCTAATCTTTGTTTATTAATTTGTTCCCCTTTTTCAGCTTTAGCTAATTCTTCATCAATTTTTTTATTTAAACTACTAACTAAGTTAACTTGTTTAACAAATTCATCAGCTTCTTTTTTTCTTGTTTCTCCTAAAGATCTTCCTAAACTCTCCTGAGTTAGTTGAGATTTTTCTATAAGAGAATTATTTTTAGATATTTGCTTGCTTAATTCATTAATCCCTATTAGACCTGATTTTTGATCTAAAATAGCTTTATTAATATTTTTATTTATTCCTAATAAGTTGGAATCAAAAGTAGTTCTCCTAGAATTAATACCTAGAGTTTCTTTTAAAGAATCAACTAATGAGGAAGATATATCAAAACTTTCTCCTCTTAAAGTTGCTTCTTCACGTAAAAGTCTATTTAATTCCCGTTGTCTATTTAATTCTTCTTCAGTAGCCATCTAAAAAATATTTTGTTATAAATATTAAAAAATATTATTTTTTGCTAGCTCTAGTTGAATATGTAGGTGGAGAAAATTCTTTGGAAGCTTTAGCAAATGCCGGAACATTTATATTACCCTTACTATCTATTAATTCGGTAGTAGTAGAACTCTTTGACTTAGAGGCCTCAGCTTCTGCTTCATAATATTTTTGAATTTCAGAAAATGTATATTTCCTTAACCAAATAGGTAAGTTATAAACAGTCTCATAATCATAACCACCTTTACCATGAAAGACGATTTCGTGAATTTGTTTAAATAAATTTCTTCTTACTTCTGGGATTATTTTAGAGGTCAGGCCAAAAAAAGTTAAGGTTAATTGGAATAGTGACCTCCTCACCACCTTCTAAAACATAATTTAAATTAACATCAGGTTGAGTTTCTTTAATATGTTCCCTTAAAGCTCTTGAATCCCTAGCTAATAAATAATTATCAACAAATTCTCTAATAGTTTTAATATCTCTATTACCACCCACAGAAGTAATAATATATTTTAAACGAGTTGATAATTCAGGTGAAGCATTTTTATTTAATTTTTTAAGACCTTTAATTTCCTGGTCAATTAAACTTTCATCATGACCTGTTAGAATTTTATAAGTAATTTCATTACCACTATGAGGTAAAGTAAAATTAAATTCATTAGTACCTGGATTAGTGTCAAATTCTTTATTTTCTAAAGTAGATAAATCAACAGTATGTTCTTCTCCTTTTAAGGTAAATTTATAATCTTTACCATAACCCAAAACACGAGCTGCAATTAAAAGTGCATTTTTATCCCCTACAATTAGATCTTTAATATTAATTTTAGTTACTATTAGAGATTCAAGTAGTTTATCTAAAACAATACCTTTTTCAATATATGACTGGTTAGTAAGAATATCTTCCTCACGTGCTGTCATGTATTTCATTTCAACTTTACCTTCAGATAAAGGATTTCCTGGTGAGTAAACTAAACCTTTAGAGGGTAAGTCAATAATTTCAGTAGGGAATTTTAGTGTATTTTCCATAAATTTTATTTAATATAACTTTATATTCAAGTATAAATATATTAAGAATAAATTTTTAATATGATCTAATTAAACGATTTACTTCTGCTTTTAATACTTCAAGATCAGCATAAATTTGTTTTACTTTTTGGTCTAACTGTTCATTTTGAAATTTATGCATTTCTGTAAGTGAATTACTCAATGCATGAATTTTTGATGATAATGAATTTCTATTTGTTAGATGATCAGTATCTATATCTTCCATTGATGAATAAATCTTTTTTTCCAAATCAATTAATTCATCTCTTTGGTCTTGATACATTCTTACTAACCAAAAAATTGCTAAAATCATTGCTGTTGTAAACACAGTAATAATCCCTAAACCCCAAGCCAATAAAACTGTTTCCATATTAAATCTCTCTAACTCTACCAGTTCCTGCTAGTGAATATTTTTCACGACATTGTCTTTGAGCATCTGTAGGGGAGTATGAATAAAATCGATCTTTTCTTGCTACTCCTTCTTTAATAAATTCTACTTCGTATTCTTTAAGTGATGACATAATAAATTAATTTTTAGTTATACCACATGATAAAAAAAGAGCTTGGGGTAACCAAGCTCTTCTTAAAATATTTAAAAATACTTTTTAGAAATTTAACACAGCATAATCTATACCTAATGTCATTTCAATTTGAACAGCAGTATTTGTAGTATCCCAGTTAAATTCAGGGAAAGTAGCAGTTTTGATAAAGGCACCTTTTAATATCCATTCTGAAACTATATCACCTACAGGTCCAATTACGTTTACTGTTACATCTTTTTTATAGAAATCAGAGTAACCATCTCTACCTGTTACAGATTCGTGGTGTAAACGAACCCATTCCATTACAGCTTGTGCTCCTGAAGGAGTAATAGGGTCAAATAGAGTTAATGAAACATCACTCCATACTGATTTACCTTTAATCTTTCTTAAAACATTGATGTGGTTAAGAACAACTTCACCGTTATCAATGTTGAATCCACTTATTCCTTTTATTATGTAAGAAGGAAAACCATCTACATAAAGGATAAATCTGTTTGCTTGCTTTGGTTCAAAAGCTGTATAAAAAATTTCGTTTGGATCTAATACTGCCATTTTATTTTATATTATTTGATATTCACGTATAAATATTTGCTATCTCTGTTTTTATGATGGGAACGTTGCTCCTGTTGGTAGTACGTTGAAATCCAAGATAATAAATTCAGCTGTTTTAGTTGGTTGTAAGTAAATAGCACCTACTAACTGATTTCTATCTATAACATCTGGTGTGTTATTTGAATCATCCATCACTACTTTAAAGGCATACAAACCTTGTCTTTGTTGTACACTTTCTAAGTATGGGTTAACTGTACTTAAGAATTGGTTTCTTGTTGCTGCAGTATTTTGTTCGAATACTAAGTTATCAGCTACTTGAGAAATAAATCCTTTAAGTTGGATTAACAATCTTCTAACATTTACTCTATCTAATGCACTTGCTTTAGTTTGTAAAGTTTTCTGACCAAATACTACAGTTCCAGCATTAGGGAATGATGCAATTGGGTTTACTTTACCTTCATAAAGTGAATCACGATTAGCTTGAGTATATTTTCTTTCAGGTTTAATTACTGTAGATAGACCACCTCTATTTAAACCAGCAGGTGCAAACCAAGGCTCAGCTACTCTATCATTAAAAGCATAAACACCTGGGATTACTGTTGAAGCAGGAACCCAAATTAATTGACCTGTTCCTGGGTCTGATACTCTTAACCATGGAGCATAAGCTGCAGCATAGCTTGAATTTAACTCAGCTGCTTCACCAGTATAAGTTAAAATTGTAGAGTTATAAGGAGCTAAATCAACTACTGCAATAGCATCTCCTCTTTCTTGACACATATTAATCAATTGAGCTATTTCAGTTGAATGTTGGTTTTGATTCAAACCAGGCATTGTAATTACATTAAATTGGAATTCATCCTGATTTGCTAATAAACTAATTGATTGTGTATAGTTATCTGGGTTTATACCTTGAACGTTAGTTGAACTAATATTTTCATTAAATAAAGCAGGACCTCCTACAAATAAATCACCTGTAGCACCACCAAATGAACCACTTTGAATTGCAGGTAAAGAACCTGTAAATTCACTCTTAGCATTTCCTGAGTTATCTAAATAACGTGGAGTGTTAAAATTAACAGCTTCTACTCTAATGTAATTTGATCTGTTTGGATAACTTCCTGTTTCTTGTATATAGTAACCATCAGTAACACTACCTGCTACAGTTTTTCTAGTATCACCTATTACTTTAGTAATATAGTTTTCTGAGAATGGGTCTAGTGATAAATTAGTAAATGTTTCTAGGATTGATTTTTCTCTTTGAGTATCATCACCTCTTCTAACTACTAAAGTAAACTGACCTGAAGAAGTATTTACAAATGGAATTTCCCATCTTACATTATCAATAGAGCCACTTTCTAAAGCACCTGTACTTGCCTCAGTAGAATTACTATTCATAACAGTACCTTCAGATAAGGTAGCTAATACGAAAGGAGATAAACCTGAAGTTGGTCCACTTGAACCTGTAGCAATTGTTGAAGATGTTGCTGATGTGAATGAACCAGTTACTACTCTTGTAACTAATAAAGTAGTACCTCCTTCAGTAAAGTAATTATATGCTGAATATGAGGTTAGGTATGAGTAAGTACTTCCTCCACTAACAAAAGTTTCTCCAAATTTACTTACATAATCACTATATGAAGTAGTCAAAGTAGGAATATTAACAGGACCTTTTACAGTTGGTCCTATAATAGCAGTTCCTGCTTGAGTTGGTTGTCTTGTTATAAAAGATTGATCATTTTCTCTTGCTAAAACGCCTGGTGAGACTAAAGTTTCTGCCATCTTAATTTATATTTGGTATTTTGTTTTGTTATAAATATTATATTTTCTATAAAAAAACTAATTAGCTCTAAATTCTCCTGTTTCTAAATCAATGTTTCCGTCTCCATATTTTTCTTGAAGAGTTTGACCAATTTTTACTTCTCTATCCTTAAGTTCTTTAAATTTTTTTATTAATTCTTCTTTTCTTAAAGCTAAATTTTGTAATACAACTTCTAATTCACCAAATTGAGATATTAAACTAGTATTTTCAGTTTGAATTAACTTAATTTCTTGCAATTCTTCTTGTGTTAAAACTTTTTTTTCCATTATTTTATTTTTGTAATTATAAATATTATATTTTCTTAAAAGAAAAATTCTCCACCAGCACCAGCAGGTGATAAATCTATATCGAATCCTTCTCCTGGTAAATCTAATTTAGATACACCTTTTAAAGATGATGTTACATAAGCTGTTACTATGTAATTTGTAGTATCATCATATGCTGTAAATTCAAATTGACCATCTCCCTCAACACTACCAGTTTTTAATAAAATATATTCATTATCTATTTCTTGTAGTAACTGTAAACTTGAAGTATTATTACTACTATTAGAAATACTACCTGATATGGTATGAGTAATACCTGAATATGTAGCTACAAAATTACCAGATATACCACGAAATGCATTAACTACTAAAACATCATAATCTCTGTTAGATTCAATATCCATTCTATTTGTATCAATATCTGCAGGATATCTTTTAAATTCATCTCTTGCTCTAACATGCATATAACTATACATTACTTCACTATCACCAAAATATTGGTCTGTGTAAAGAACTCTATATCCTTCACCTGCACCTTCTCCTGATAATAAACTTGCTTTACAAGTTATAGCACTACCCGCAGCAGATGAAAATATGTGGTAATTTAATCCTGCAGTTTGTAAGTAATAATCACTATTAGGAATAGATAATGACCCAGTATTTGTTGTTCTGTTATTTTGAAAAAAGTTAGTAATTCCATATTTTGCAGGAGATAAAATTTTGCGAACAGTTTGAGTATGATTGTCGATACCCGTAGAAGAAACATCAGATAAATATGCTATTTTTGCTACACCACTTACATTTGATATAGTACGAGTGGGTGCAGTTGTCATATACAAAAATATTGGTATTGTATTTAATCCAGAAGTTAATGCAACGCCTTCACCTAAAGCCGAACCTGTATCGAATCTATGTTGAAATAAATTCTGACCAGCATTTACAACACATTGTCCAGAATATTGCCTATATGATGCTTGATTTCCTACTTTAAAAAGTACTAGAGTTGCGCCTGAAGCACAAACATAATTTATTTCTACACCTGCACTAATAACTTCAATATTTTGTTCGGGTAAAAGTATTTCTCTTAAAAATGAACTATTTAATGCTTCAGTAGCATAAGGAAATGATTCAAATTCTACAGGCATTTCTATATAATTTATAGATTTAGTAGTTGCTGTAGTAGTATATTCAAAAGTAATCCATTCATTAACTACGGGTGTTTGAAATCTATTAGCAGTATCCGATACTAATTGAAATGAATGAGTTCCACCACCATTTAATCCAGATGCATCTGCAAAATATGTATGGAATCTACCAGTTTGTAATGTTCCTCCAATTTGAGGAAAACTACTTGTAGCACCTCCATCAAATGAATATGATAATGTTTGATTATCTTGACCTGTAAAATCATGTACTTTTATCTCAACCCAACGATGTCTTAAAACAGGAGAATCATAACCATCTAATATACCTCCGGCACCTGTTAATTGTTGTAAAGTTGCTACTGTAGTAGCAGTGGTAGGAATATATGTGATATAAGATTCATATGGAATACAAACTGTTTGAATTCTTGAGGTTGTAGATGTACTATCAAAATCATATGTAATATCTAACCATCCAATTGTATTTCTAAAATTTGTAGAAGTAGCTCCAGTATTATTAATCAAAATATCAACATCACATGATTGAGATAATATACCGCCTGACCAAGCACCTCCATTAAAATATGAGGTAAAATCAAAAGGTCCAAATACACCACCCATATTTTCAGCTGTACTAAGTAATCCGTTTGAAGTAACGGTTACTGTTGTGTTAGAAATACTACCTGTATTTGATAAACTAAGTTGACCTTGTATTCCAGTTATATTAACACTTGCACCAGCCGCTAAATCTTCCCAACCATAATATAACATTACACTTGTAAATGTTACATTACTTCCACTATTTTCTGGTATGTAAATAGTTGGTGAACCAATTGTAGTTAATGTATTATTAGTAACATCAGACGGGTTTCCAAAATTTACAGGTACTCTTATTGATTTTTGTTTAGTAGACATATTTTATCTTTATTTTTTTAATGTAAAACCTTTATAATCCGCAATTGCTTGGAAAATTACTGTATCATCATACCCCCAATTTTCTAAAGCTGTAGGGGGAACATCCCACATTTCCATACAAAATACCATACCTTCACTATTAAATAATTTAAATAAAACTTCACATCGTTGTGAATCTAAATCATATAATAATACTCTAGCTCCTACTTTTTCAATAATATTACCTTCTACTAAAGATGGTTCAGTATCTAATTTTCTCATAACAATCTCTTTTAAGTTAATAATATATCTAATTCTAATAAAATGTATGTAGCATTATCATTAGAGTTTACATTCAATACAAATACATCATCTGGATTAACAGTTGTTGTCCATCCTGTTAATGTAGTAGATGTTGCTAATTCTGCAGCGGTTAATGAGGGATAAGCTGAACCTACAATTGTACCTGACACAGTTGGGATACTATTATTTGCTTTCCAAACATCTAATTCTGTAGTAGTTGATTGGTCTGCTATCAATTTCCATCCTATAATTACACCTTTATATGGAACAACTTTTCTTCCTTTTTCGCCTGTTGTTATAGGGGATGTACTTGAAACCCCTAATTCTAATCTATATGTTTTTAAGTTATCAGGTACTGATTCAGCAAATGAAGATGTAAGAGCATAAGATGAACTTACAATTCCAATTAAACCAGAACCATTACCTACAAATGAACCTGAAAATAATGAGGCTGATATTTGACCTTCTGTTTCAAATTTACTAGCACTTACAGTTCCATTTACTTGAAGTTTAGTGGATGGTGATGTAGTTCCGATACCAACATTACCATTACCTCGTAATGTCATTACATCACCAAAGGCATTTGTATTAAATGAAAGTCCTGCTGTTGATTCAGCTGATGACCCATATAATTTCCATATTTCATTATTATTGTTATAACCCTGAAAATGCATTAATAATTCTGAAGTAAATGAGTTTTCAGATTTTAACATTAAAGATGCATTACCTGTTGTTGGGTTTATAGTTAAATCATATTGTGAATCAGGAGTTCCAATACCGATATTTCCAGATGCGGTTATATCAGTTACGATTAAATTATTTAATTCAGCATCACTGCCCGATACTATTACTTTTTTCCAATTCGGCATATTTATCTTATTATGGTTGGTTACACAGATATGGCTGTGCCCACTTCCCTATAATTGTAGGGCCAATAATTTATTATAAATATTAGGATTTGGGTTTAGGAGTAGATAGTTTAGAAGGGGATGGTGTTTTTTCAATATCAGCTGCTTTTAAAATAGTAGAATTGACTTTATTTAAAAGGTTAGCTAAAAAAGGAGCATCAGATCCTTTAATAGTTATACTATTTAAAGACTGAAGAATTGTATTTAATTCTAAAATACTAAGATTTTCTAATTTATGTTCCATAGGTTATTTATCATTTTTAAGATTAGTAGAGGGAAATGATAAATATCCATTTTGTAATTTCAAAACTAAATTATAAAGAATTTCAACTACTTCTCCTTTAAAATTACTATTTTTTAAAGTGCCTAAAAGTATTTCTAATTCTTGTTTAGTTAAACTTACTTTAACCTCATCATCATTGATGATTTTGGGATTTGATTGATCTAATAAACCCATAATTTTTCTAAAACATTTTAACATAAAAACAAAACCCCCAATTAAGGGGGTTATATTTTATTAAGAGTAAATATAAATATCTCCTGTATCACTAGCTATAAACATATTACCATATCCTGTGGTTTCACCACCATAACTAGGATTAGCAGGAATGTTTGAAGCTTCACTTGAAGTTACTGATACTAAATAAGCATCTGGGGTAATTGAAGTAGCATCATTAGCTAACCCATCTTGTAATGACCATCTGTCAGCAGAAGCATCATATCCTAAAGCTAAACCTGTACCTGCTACATTACTTTGAACAATAATACCTCCATCAACAGCTGAAGTTGAACCTGAGGCAAATAATGCAAACTTATCAGCTATTAATAAATTTGAGGATGAAATAGTAGTTGTAGTACCATTTACATTTAAATTTCCTTCAATTGTAGTATTACCAAAAACTGTTAAATCATTAGTTACAGTTAAATCATTCCCTATAGTAACATCATCAGGTAAACCTATTGTAATAGTTTGACCAGAAGCAACTGATTCAATTTCATTAGTAGTACCAGCAATAGTTAAAATTTGAGTTTTTAAATCAACCGAACCACCTCCTGTAGAACCTGAAATGTTTAAAGTAGTGGCTATACCTGTTAAACCTGAACCATCACCTTGGAATGAACCTGAAAATGAACCTGAGGCTGATAATCCTGTTAATTCAGCAGCTAATGTTAAACTATCTGTTCCCTCTACTGCTAAATTAGTACCAGCTAAATCTGTTAATAAATTACCATAAGTAACAAATTTACTAGTACCATCATTAATAAAAAATTTATCAGTATTTGCTAAATCTGTTTTTTCAGTAACAGGGAATGTAGCTGATACTCCAGATAACCCTGAACCATCACCCTGGAATGAACCACTAAAAGATCCACTTAAGAATGTGTCTTCAGCTGAACTGGAAATTTGTTGATTACTTCCAACGTTTAATTGAGCTAACTCAGCAGCACTACCTGAGACTATAATTTTTTTCCAACTTGGCATTTTATTTTATTTTAAAATTGTTGTTTTGTTATAAATATTAAATTCCTATATAAAATTCACTTCCACTATATATAATTCCTCCTTCAATAGGAGTAGCAGAACCCGTATAAGGTAAAAGTTGTAAAACTCCTTCAGATGTAAATTTTATACCATTACCATCTTCGTTTCTTATTAAAAGTAAATCTGTATTAACACCATTTACTTCAATTACTGCTTGAGGGGTTGCTCCTGAGGTTCCTATACCCAATTTACCCCCTACAAATATTATATCTGTGTTACCATTAATAGTATTATCTTCACCAGAAGTTGTAAGGATTCTTCCAGAAACATCATTGTTAGTAATAGTAACACCACTTCCACCCCCTGTTGTAGTTTGAGGTGAAGAAATACTAACTTGATCTAAAAATCTTACACGTGCTCCTCTAGCCATTTATTATCCTATTGTATTTGATCTATTTTGTGCCTCTTTATTTCTACCACTTGTAGAAGAATTAGTAACAACTGTTCTATTTCCTCTTGTTTCAACTTCACCTTTTTCAAATATACTTGCATCTGAAGTAGCTTCAACTGAGAATATAATTTTAGCTTTATCAGTAAACTTGTGAATAGCATTTAAATTCTTTTGAATAGTATCAGGTATAATATACCCATTAAGAGTTAAATCAAATGTTGATTTTACAATTCTATCTTGCCCCTCATTTAATTCATTTATAGTATTAAATGAATCTATACGTGCGTTAAATTTAAACCTTTCAGGATTACCCCAATAACTATCAGAAGCATAATTTACTGCCTCTATAATTTTATTCAATTGTTCTATATAATAAGTTTGTATAGTACAAGAATATTGTAAGGTTACATAATCAGGTACAATAACGGGGTAATAAGTTTTTTCTGGGATTCTGTTATTTAGTACTTCAAAAGGACCATAAGCATTTCCACTAGTATACCTTTTTTGAAATACTCCAAAATTAAGTGGATTATTAGCATCTAATTTATTACCAATATTTCTTACTTTTTGAATACTATTTCTTTTAAATAGAATTATAGGAGACATTACTTTACCATTTTTATCTCTATAATATCCATCTTTTTGAAATGATTTCCATCTTTCGGGAGCACCATATATAATAGGAACATTAATTCTTTCTCCATTTTGTATTACAAATGGTTTAATAACATTTTTAAAGTAATACATTATAGATTCATCAATATCTTGAATACCTAAAGCAAAAGGTTTTACAGTATCGTTTCTAAAAGACTGTTCATGACCCCTATTTTTTGAGCCAAAATTATTAGGATTACCTAAATTTTGATCATAAGGATCTACAAACCCATTACTTATTTCCTTCTGTGATTTAGGAACAGGTTTTCTATTATATGATGCTTGGTTGTCGTTCATTAGAATCTTTCTTTTCTTGGTGATATTCCTAATTTATCAGCAGGAATAATATGAGTTTTAGCTAAAACTGACCAGTTGCTACCAAACTGATCTAATCCGGTTTCTAAAGGATTAGGAGCATTTGGGTAATCTGGGTTTTTACCTACTATATACTGGTTTGAAATAGTAGAATCTATTTCATAATATGATTCTTGGTATAGGATAATGTCTCCTACTTCAACTACAAGATTAGCATCTACTAAATCATCTCTTAAAAATCTAAATTCAATACCCCAATTAAAATCAATACCTAAATCACTTTCAGGGTAATTTTGATTATCCCTAGAAATTAAACAATTTAATAATACAGGTTCAGTAAAATATCTAACACCCGGAGTTTCACCATAAATGTTAACTTTAGTTTCTGCTAATTGAGGTTTATAAACAGCACACTGTTGAGAAATAATATCCCCCATAAGTTCTCTGTTTAAACCTCTAAATAAACTAATATCTCTGGCACCTCCAAATAAAGCCATTTTATCCTATATAAATTGTAAATGGAACTTCAGATAATTCTTTTTTTCTATATTCCGTTTCTTTTGTTCTTGATTCTAATAATTTTTCCCTAGAAGTTTGATCTAAATAATCTCTTAATTTATTTATTAGAGTTTCTTTTGTAGTATTAGCAGATGCTATTAAATCTGATTGATTTAAAGTAACAGCATCACCTGGTATAGGTACTGAGCTGTATTTACCTCTAACATATCCTAACATTTCTTTAACTAAAGCTAAAGTATATTCAAAAATCCAACTTCTACCTACTGAATTGATTTCAGAATAGGTTGGGTTTGTGTATGGGGCATTACCTACATTAGTTACTAAACCACTACCAGATTGAATAGCGGCAGCTGCTCTTTCTGATTTTAGGATATATTGAATTTTTAATGTATCAATATTACTTGTAGGTATAGGGAATATTTTTAGTTTATTATTATGAACTTCAAATGAATAATTAGATTTTCTAATCTGATCATTAAATTCTATTGCTTGAAATTTAGCAATATCATAACTTACAGGCATTAATAAAAAGTTAATACCAGGAGAATAATTACCAAATCCAAAAGTTTGCAATAAACCTTGTAAATCTGTTCCTGTACCTGCATAAGGGTCAAAATATCTTACAATTGCAGGAGGAGCTTCATAAAATACTCTTTTAATTTCTATATCCCCAGTAGTGTGACCTTGTTCAACAGCCCATGCATCTAAATCATAGTTTTGAATACTCTCAGTTAAATTAATTAAACCTTCATAAAGTTCAATATTACCCCCAGACATAGCTTCAATCCCATACTGTTGAGAAGTAGCTATAATTCTACTTAGAGTATCATTTATAATTTTATCATTTAAGTTTGAACCTGTACTAACTCCTTCTATTGATAAATAATTTTCTTTTAACTTATAAGCATAAACTTCGTTCCCATATACAGTTACAGCTTCTTCAAACGCTGTAAAAAATGAACCTGAATCTAATTCAATGTCAACTATAGGATAACCTAATCTATTAGCACAAAATTTAGCTACTCGTACAGCATCAATTTGGAAATCGGTATCACTATCATAAAATCCAAAAGGTGTAATTGAACCTGATGTAAAAATAGGATTACCATTATAAATTGAGATATTAGCCATCGTAGTTTTATTTATAAATATTAAAAAAGATGGTTTCCCTTTTATTTTTTACTACCTGATATTATTCCTATCTCAGATGCCTCTTCATAAAATTCAATTAACTCACTTACTATAGGATCTCTATGATTTTGTTTTAAAGTAATAGCACACATATTTTTAATTTTGCGAGCAGCTGAGTATAAAAATCTAAAACCAGAATCTTTTCTAGATTTTAAATCAACTTGATGATCATCTCCACAAATAATCATTTTAGAACGTAAACCTAATCGTGTTACAATCATTTCCATTTGTTCATGAGTAACATTTTGGGCTTCATCTACAATAATACAAGAATCTAAAAATGTTCTACCTCGCATAAATGAAACAGGTACAATTTCTATTTGACCATTTTCAATGTACTTTTCAATTTTTTCCTTATCATACAAAGCATACATATTTTGATAGATAGGTTGTACCCAAGGGTCCATTTTTTCACGTAAATCTCCCGGTAAAAAACCAATGTCCTCTTTTGAAACGGTAGGACGGGTGATTATAATTTTTTCGTATTGTCTTCTAAAGAGACCATCTAATGCAATTTGACATGCTAATAGGGTTTTACCTGAACCTGCAGAACCAGCTAATAAAGTAAGAGTATTTGATATTATTTCTTCTTTTGCTAATTTTTGTTCTTCATTTAATTGAATTTTAAATTTAATAGGGTTTTTAGGTATCCTCTTTTGTTTAAATACCTCATCGGTATGATGATTAGAAGCCATAAAGAACTAAATTTATTTATTTCTAATAAATATTGAATAAAAAGGCTTAGATATAAAATCTAAGCCCTTAATTAAAGAAATAAAAATAAAGTATTTTAAACTAACGCATAAGCTTTTTCAAATAATGCTTTATTAATTCGAGTATCTTCCTTAACTGAATTAACACCTGAAATAGCGTATCCATCTCTATCTATCAATCTATTAGATTGTGTTAAATTTTCCTGGATTCGATTGAATACAGTCCAAACATCATTATCAGTATCTTCAACTCTAACAGGTTCCAATAGTTGATTTACATCAAAATTAGATATATTACCAAATCTAATACGAGCAGCATCTGAAGCTAATTTTATAGCTTTAATATGATCTAATTCAACATTTTTAAGTTTATTAAATTCATCTATTACTAAATTAGCTTGAATATTAGCATCCATTAAAATTTCATGAACTTTACTATTCCCTTTTTCAGTATGTTGAATTTTATAATTGCTATAGGAAGTATTAGCTACCATGCCATTTGAACATATTTGACGAAAAACACCAAAATCCATCTCTAATGGTGAAGAACCATCACAACTATTATATAATCTCATTGAAGCTATAGCTTCAGAGTTACCTGATTTATTTTTAATTTGAAAATCAGGATGATCTAATTTAATTAGATGGTTTGAAACTTTATAGGAACGTTTATCTCTAACCTCTCTTGCTCCTGAGATCTTCCATCCATATTTTTGTAAATCTGAGATAGCATCAAGCGTTTCAATTTGATATGGGTTTGATTTAATTCGTTGTGAATTCCTCCAATTTTTATCAAGTGAAGGAATAAAACCTTGTAACTTATTAAGGTCGTTATTTAGTGGTATTAGATTTAAATTTTTCATTTTATTTAATTTTAGTCATTAGTAAACTCGTATGAATAATGAACTGTATCTCGATGGATTGAAAAATACATTTTAAAATCCTTATCACAATCCCTATTTTTACTAAAATGAATTGAACGCTCTAAACCATCTTTACTACGTTCAATGTGGCACATTGCATCAGTCATGTGTTTAAGGCGGTTAGATCCTGCAAAATCACCAGCTTTAGTAACTTGTTGAATATTAATGAAAGTAGTATAATATGAACACTTATTTTCACCTTTTTTATGCTTATCTTGTAAGTTAAGCAACCAACTTTCAGCTGCACTTTCAGTAGTTCGGTAATTATCTTTAACCATTTCAATTACTTCAGCAAGGGAATCAATTGCAATTACATCATAACCTTGATCAAAAACATACTCTAAAGTTTCCTTTACAGTTTCAGCATAGTTTTTCAAAAATAAAGTTTGAACATTTTGAAATTTAGGTAAACGCTTACAATACTTGTAATGAGCAATTTCATCCATTTCACCACTTACAAATAAACATTTATAACCTTTATTAGTAAAATCTGATAACATATCTAAAGTAACAGTACTTTTACCTGAACCTGGACCACCAACAAATACCATATTAGTACCTGGCATTAATCCACCTTCAGTTGAAAGTATAACATCAATCTCACGATTGGTTTTTAAAGGGATGAATAAACTAGTATTAAAGCTTAAATCCGAACCCCTAAATAATTTAACAGATGAAGGATTAAATGTTTTTACTATTTGAGTTTTACGTGGACGACCTCTTTTAATTTGATTTTTCATAACTTTTATTTCTTTAAAACATAAATATACGAATGATTCCTTGGATAACCAAATTTTTTTTAGCTTTTTGCAATAAAAGTTAAATTAATATCAGGGTAGACTGGGATTTTAATTTCATCCATTCCTTCTAATACATCAAGTAACCTTAATTGATTTTTGGTTATACGACTAATTCTGTATTGTTCTATAACCTTATCATCAACAGTAACAATACATTCAGCCCATAACCATTCATTGGTTGGTCTGTAATTATATTGATGGTTCAATTCATTCAATATACCAGATGCTAATCGAGTAAGATTATCAATAGATTTATCAGCTAATTCCTTTTCACTGTATTTATTACTTCCTTCGTAAAATCTAATAATTGTTTTCATAACCTTTATTTTTTATTTCTTTATATGTAAATGTACGAATAATATTTTAAATAGCCAAACTTAAAGTAGAAGTTTTTACAACAAATCTTGAACGCTCGTTTGCAACAGCACAAGTATTATCACCTTTTTTATACCAAACTAATGTAAAAAGTTGACCAGGACGTTCTAATGTATAAACTTTATCTCCTACTTTCATAACCTTTATTTTTTCTTATTTGTGTAAATATACAAACAATTCCTCAGGTAACCAAATAGAATGTTAAAAGTTGTTACTTTTTTCTCTATTTAGAGTTTTTTCTAAAGGTTGAGTATTGGTATAATGAAAGGCCTCATATAACTGTTTTTCATCATTTAAATCAAAAGCATCAATTGGTTTAATATGATCTATTTCCCAATATTCCCCATGATTATCCCAATTCATATTTTCATTAAACATACCTTTTAAATACTCATAATATTCACCTATTGAACATCCTAAATACTCAACAGTCTTATCATTTTTTAAAGTTTGATAAGATTGTAAAGCTGAATAAATTCTTCCTATAACTAAATGTTTTAGTTTAAATTCTGGGTTTGATTTATATTGTTCTCTATTCCATTCTCTATAAAGTTCTTTTTTGGTATGGTAATGGTTATTAGAATACTTATTAAAATATTCTTTATTTTCTGCTCTATATTTTTTGTAGTAGTCGATACGTTCATCTTTAGTACGATTATAATATTCTTTTTTTTCTTGCCTCATACAAGTATTACAATATCTATGCTTCCCATCAGGTTCTCCTTTTTTATTATAGAATTGATCTAAAGATTTTTCTACATTACATTTTTTACATTGTTTCATAGTCCAGAATTTTCGGGTCGGTTATACATATAAAAAAGAGGCGCAAAACGCGCCTCTTTCTTTTTATGGATGAACTAAGTCAATGACTTAGATAGTGTTCAATCCAGCAACCTTAATCAAACCATAAAATTCCGGACGAATCATCTTCTTAGCATAACGAGTTAAGAGACCTTTACGTGGAGTAAATGTATCTGGATCGTATACAAGAGGAGTCATGATTAATGGAATATATGGAGCAAATACAGCACCAGTTTCAAGGAATTGAGTTCCTCTAAAGCCCATTAAGATCTGGTTTTCAGTCATGTATGGGTTCTTGTAAACTTGGTATCTACCGTTTAATTGACCAACTTTCTGTACACCAAATGCATACTTCATTTGAGCAGCATCACCATTAGAATCAGCAGCATATCCAGGGATTGATTCAATAACTGTAGCTACAGTTGGAGAAACAACCATGAAGTTAGCACCACCTCTAAGAGTTAATTGGTGAATTCTGTTAGACAATTTCTGTACTTTAGTACCAAGAGTTTGGAACCATTGACCTTGTGTGTTATAGAAACCTGAAGTTAAAGTAGAGAATGCAGTTGCACCAGCGTTGATAGCTTGGTTGTTTTCAGCTGACCAGTACTCAACACTACCACCAGGTACTGAAGTAATCAACATATCAAGAATTTCAAGGTCGATCTCTAATGAGATGTACTCGCTCATGATAGAAGTTAATTCTGCTTCAGCATCTAATGATTGGTAAGCGTTAAGATCTTGAGCGAACTCAGGAGTCCAAACAGCCTTTAATTTACGAGTTTTAGCAACGATTGATTCAGATTTTAACTTAACATTTACCTCAGGAATTGAGATAGTTGAGTTAAGACCATTCAATGTAGTGTTACCATCTTCGAAATCACCACGAGCATTATCTACTGGTTGAAGTGAATATGTAACAGCAGTGTTAGCATAAGCAGCAGTTTCATTACCACCATCAGTAATAAATGTTACACTATTACCACTTACTGAAGTAAAGTTAGGACTAACAGTTACTAATGAACCTGAAGTTAATACGAAAGCACGAGCAGCTTTAAGATCAGCATTAGTACCTGACATATCAATAGTTACTTTCTTGTAAGCCTCAGCAGCAGCAGAAGCTGAGAAGTTTGAATCGAAATTCAAATCAGCCCAAGAAGCTGTAGCTACAGTAGCAGTAAATACTGAAGCAGTGTTATTGATAGAATAACCGAATCTACCACCACCATAGATACCTTCTGATGGAGCAGAAGTACCTTCAGTTAAACCATACATAGATCCTGAACTATATACATCACCACCTGCAGAGAATGGATTTTTAGCAGTACCGTACTGGAAGTCTAAGTAGAATACTAGACCTGAAGGTAGGTTCATAGGCTGTACAGAAACGAATTCCTGAGCAGCAATCTGACCAAATACCTTACGTACAAGTGGAAGAGCTACACCAGCCCATTGTTCACCTGTACCAGCAGTAAAAGTACCACCAGCAGTACCTCCACCTGAAAGTGAAGATTCAACTACTAATTGTTTTGCTTGGTTTTCAAGGATCATAGACATGTTATTCTTTTCAGTCTCGTTTCCAAGACCTTCTAGTAAACCTGTCTTTTCCCATTTGCTAGCTAATCTAGCAGCATCGCTCTGAAGGCTCTTCCATGAACCAGCAGCGCTTTCTAAAAGAGAATTTAATTGTGACATTGTTTGTTTGTTTTTAGATTAATTTAATTTTTAATTCCAGCTAACTTTTGCCATCTAGCAACTTGAGAATCAACTTCTAAAATCATTTCCTTTTTAGGAGCAACTCCTACAGGCTTAGAAGCTAATGAACGATTTTCTTTGATTGGGTTTCTTGAATCTGAGAGATTTTCAGAAATTGTTTCAAAGATAAGTTTTGCTTCTTTTACAGTAGTAGCTTTATCAAAAGCAGGAATAATTTTTGCTTTTTGGCTTTCTGTTAGATTTTTGATTCTGAAGATTTTGTTTAAGTAAAGTAATTTAGCATTTAAAAGATTCACTTCATTGATTTCATTTTTCAATGATTCAACTTCAGTTGTTATTTCTTCCATTTCAGCAACATCACCTTTACCTAAAAGCTTTTTCATTGTAGCAGCAACAGCATCTTTTCCTTTTTTAGCAGCAGCAGCTAGTTCTTTTCTTGCTTCAGCAGCAGCAATACCACCTACTAAAGCAACTCCTCCTAGCAATGACGCTATAAATTCAGCATCTGTTATGCCCAAATCAAGAGCTTCTTCCATTTCTTCTTCACCTTCCATGATTTCTTCTGCTTCATCTTCCATTTCGATTTCTTCTTCACCTTCAGCTTCTTCACCTTCAGTTTCAAATTCATCTCCAGCTTCTAATTCACCAGCTTCAACCATGCTTTTAATTACATCCTCGATAAAAGACTTAAGATCTTCTTCAGACATATCTTCTAAATCAATTTCTTCATCACCTTCCATTTCAGAATCCATTTCCATTTCATCTTCCTGTTCAGTCATGTCTTCACCTTCAGTAAGTTCTTCTTCTTCAAGTTGTGCTACATCTGGTTTTTTCTTAAGGAATGATTTAGGTTCAACACCTGGATCAATATTAGTTTCCTCAAGTTCTTTCTCGAGTTCAGCAAGGATTTCATCAAGATCCATTTCTTCATCCATGTCATAAGCCTCTTCCATTTCATCGGACATTGCTTCTTCCATTTCTGATTTCATAGTTTCTTTCATCTCCTTACCT